ACCTTCTTGGTCTTTCGCCGCTCGGCCATTGCACGTTCATAGGCCGCCTGGTTCGCCGCTGCTTCCTTTGCCTGCTCTTCTGTCAGCTCTGGCTTCGGCTCGATTGGCGCAGGCGAGAGGTTGAGCGATTCCGGAACGTCGGGAATATCCTTCAGCCCAAGCCCCACGAGCACGTCCCGCAATTCGAGCGCGGTGTGGTACGGATACCGCCCGTACTCGCAGGCCTCTTGGGCGGTGAGCGTCATGCGCCCGCCAAGCATTTGGACTTCGAGCACCATCGCTTCAGGGTCATAAGAAAGGAGTTTCATAGCTTAAAACCTGCGGTACTTACCCGCTACCGACATTGCCGCCTTCACCATCCGCTGAGACCGTGATTCCTTGCCCTCTTGGATCGTTACCGGCCCCTGAGTCAAGCGACCGCCCGCGCCGATATCGTCGTCAACCGTTGCCAGAATTTCGGCAGCCGCTTTCTTGATGATCGCTAGACCTGCATCGGCGGGGTATTCGCTGGCCCATCCTTGGGTAACGGTGAGGTCGATCGCGGCCCGCTCAGCGGCCCAGGGCGAGCCTGTGAACATGATCCGCGTCTTTTGGGTACGGTTGTCCGGCAGTAGCGTGTAATCGGTCCCGTCGACCATCGCTTGCCCGGAGACAGTGAACGCTGATATGGCGAGCAGGTAGTTCGGGGTCTTGATGTACCACTGCCCGGCCCCGTCATCGAACATGACATCCTCGGGCTCGAAAGTCCAAGACCCTGAAGCCGACAGGAACGGGGTCGAGTTCGTGGCGTCCTGCCACCACAACTCCGCCGCTTCGAGCTCAGCTGTCGCCATTGGCTCGTCGGCATCGACCCCCATCGACTCCAGCAGGGACACCACATCAGCGCCAGTGATTGTCATTATTCAGAATCGTCTTTGGCTTTGGCCTTTGTTGCCGATGCCCGCTTGATGGCCTTATCTTCAGCCGTGACCCGTGCGATAGCCTTGGCCTCTGCCGAGTGCGGAGAGTCGCGCGCAATCCGCTTTAGCTTCGCCTCAGTTTCAGCGTCCCAGCCGCCAAGTTCAAGGGCCTCGCGTGGAGTGCATCGGACCTTCGATCCGTCATTCATCTCTACCGTGTAGAGTGTTTCGGAGACTTCGAGTAGTTTCATAAGTGATATCAAGAAGCAAGGCCCCCGGTTGGTTCAGGGGCCTTCGTAGTGTCGGTCTTAGACGTTGGTCATGATGAGAGTGTCATCAACGGTTGAACCCTGCGTCACGCCAGCCTGAACCGGCTTCGACAGCAGCGCGATCACGCCGTCGATCGTGGCGTTTCCGCCGTCTCCACGGGTAACCGCGAGCCGGTAGTACCGGTGCTGCAGGTCCGCGATATTGACGACGGTGACCTTGTTGTCATCCGTTGCCGACACCTGGGCAGTCGTGCCGCTCGTGACCGCCGTCCAGTCCGAATCGTTATCCGAATACTGGAGGGCAAGATCAATCGAAGACGATGCCGCCATAGTGCCCGACATGAAGATGATCGTGAGTTCGTTGTAGCCTCGGGTGTCGATCGTGCCAGTGTTGACATCGCTCGTACCCGCTGCAAGGATGAAGGTCGTGGCCGCAGTCGCATCGGGGACAATGCGGCGAATTTCAACGTTCTTTGCTAATCGTTCCATTTGTGCATTTCTCCTTATGCGTTGTCGGACTTGAGAACGCGCATCCGGAACGGCTCAGCGACAACGCCGCCGAATCGCTTTCGACCGAGCATGACCACCTGATTCGTCTCGGCGTAAATCTCAGTGAGAACCCTCACCGAGAAGCCGGTGTGATTTGCCAGGTAGTAACCCTTCAGGTCGCCGTAGACGCCAACGAACGCGCCGTCAGCGATGTCCGCGCAGAACGCCGAGTAGACGATTGGGTCGCCCGCAAGGGAGTCGGGGTGGCGCTGGCCGAGGCCGTTGTCGTAGTCGCCCATCCGGAAGATGAACTCGCCCGACACGCCCGCAAGTCCTGCGAGGGTCTTGCCGACCGAGCCGCGATTGAAGACCCACGCCGTGTTCTCGTTGATGTACTGTTCAGGCACATCGTAGGGAAGCTGGCGAATCTGGGTCGCGTCGATGTTGTTGGCCGTGCTCGAAAGCGTAACCGCCGGTTCATCAGTGCCACCAGGGTTCTTGAAGATGCCGTGCGGACGGACGCCGATTCCGGTGCCGTTGAGGATCTGGTTGTCCTCAAGGAGCCGGTCAGTATCGCCGAAGTGCTCAGTAGCCCAACCCAAAAGCGGGAAGTAGCTATCTTCGAGCAGGTCGTTCGTCAGCGGCATGGACATCATCCAGGTGCCGATGCTGATTCGGGTCTGACCGAACACCGGATCAGTAACGCGAGCAGTGGTTGCCGCCGCTGGCTGTTCGCCGGTGAGCGTAACACGAACGCCGGTCGAATAGATGTTGTCCGTGGAATAGACAACGCGCGGAAGCACGACCTCTTTCGAGGAGACCGGGATGCGGCGAACGCGACCCGAAACCCGCGTCGGAGCCGGTTTCTTCATGATGAGTTCGCGAAGCATCTGAACGGGAACGAGGTAGCCGCCCGCCGTGTCGGTGCCTTCAGCAAGGATCTTTCGGTCCATGCTGTCGAGTTGGTCAAGATCGCCCGCGCGACGAACGTAGGCGTCGAAAGCCTTGAAGTAGCTGTCATCGCTGATAGCCTTCATCTGCTTTTCAGACAGAAGGTGCTCGCCGCTGGAGTAGGCAATGGTCTTGCCCTTTGAGTCGGTATCGATAACGGTCTCGCCGCCCTCAGTAACGCCAAGAATGCGAGCGCCCGAGTGCTTCATCTCGGCGTTGATTGCGTTAGCGGAACCCGCCGCCTTCGACTTGAACGCCGCCGCCGCGCTGTTGCGGTCGGAGATACCCTTGAACGCTTCGACTTGGCCCTCGATGACGACCTGCTCGTCTTGGAGCTTCTTAATGTTTGCCAGGTCTTCGGCCGCAGTGTCAGAGCCCGAATTGAGCTTTGCCAGCAGCTTATCGACCTCGGCCTGCTTCGAGTCATGCAGGGCGTTAAGCCCCACAATCTTCTCGTCGATTGTAGTTGACATTGGTTTGGTTTCCTTGTTGGGATTTAGAGCGCCATGCCGCGCCTGGCAGCTTGGCGAGTAAGCGCGGCAATCTGGAGCGCCGCAAGTTCCTGGTCGATCTCTTTGGGTTTGTCCGTAGACTCCATGAGTTCGCTCAGCCTTGCGTGGGCTTCCATCATCGCCTCGCAAGCGCGGGACATGCATTCGCGTGTTGATCCGGAGAGAGTCCTCCCGGCCTTTACGCGGTCGTCCGACCTTGCTTTCAAACGGCCTACCCACTGCTCTAGCGCGTCAACCATGCAGAGCGTGTGATCTTCGAGCGGCATGTCAACCTTGCCACCCTTCGCCGATAGGACAAGAGCCGCAGGATTCGCGGGTACCGTCACTACCGAAACTTCATAAACTTCTAGGGACTTCAGGTACCGGACCTGCCTGCCTTCCGTGGTCTTCCATTCGTCTTCGAGGACTCGGTAGCCGATCGAGAGGCCCACTGTCTTGCCTGCCGCCAACCGCTCTTGCACGATCTTTCGGCAGTCCTGGGCTTCTTGGGTCGTGTGGAAGGGCATCCGGACATAGAGCCCGTTCGCGTCTTCCCTGGCCTCTGCGATCATCGCGACGGGCTGTTTCCAGTCGTGACCAACCGCGCCAAACCCTGATCGAACGAACTCGTCAAGGTTCTTATAGGCACCCGGCATTACGATCTCGCCCGCACGGTCGAGGTTCCCGGTCACGTTGCCGTAGCCTGAGAGCTCACCGGCGTCGGAGATGTTCGCGCTTTTGAGTTCGAGGAAGAGATGTTCCATTGGTTTTCTTTTAGAGCCCTAGCCCAAACGGTGGAGGGCCGGGCATTCCGTCCGACTCCCTGACCAATACACAGCGGCAATTAGTGCGGCATTGGCTGGAGCCATCCCGAGGATGAGCCGGTAAATCTTGCTTGGAGTACGGGCCACCTGCCGCCCACCTTGGGCAGTCGTCGCAATGCTCATCGGCCAGCATCATCCACTTGAACGAATCGGTATCCGGAGAGGCCAAAACGAACACCTCGTTCATGGTCCCGCCGACCTTGTTGCCGTACATCCTTAGCCGGGCATCGACGCCCGTCGTGAACCCGCCTTCGGGGTTGCCGTAGCGACCGCTCCGAAGATCCTGCATGAAGCCTTCGAGGTAAACCAGTTCCTTCTCAACAGCGCGACCGGCAAAGAGTTCGTCGTCTAGTTCGCGGGGTGCAAAGTCTCCAGCCCAGTTGCGACCGACCACGACCCCGCGCGTGTGCGCCTCTTGAAGATGCTCAATGACCGACTCCTCGAAGGCGTCAAGATCGCCGGTCTTGCGCAGTGCTTCCAGCGCATCCTCGATGCCCCGAAACGTGAAAGCGTCCAAGTCGCGCAACGCAGTAAGCAACTCGCTTCCGGGGCCTGAGCGCTTGATTTCGATGTACGACGGATAGGTTACGATGCCGCCCGCTCCTGCCACTTCTTAGCCATTGCCTGTTCCCATGCCTTCACGGGGTCAGACTTGGCCGGTTCGTCGCCGTCTTCGTTCTTCGGATCAGTGACCGGTGCGGCTGCTGGTTCGTACCAAACTCCTTCATCTTCCGGGGTGACGCGGTGCCCGAGCTTGCCGCGAGTCTCGGCCCGGTCGATGGCCCTTAGCTTCCACTCTTCGAGAGTTCGCTTCGACAGCGCGTTCTGGTCTTCCTGCAGCACTCGAACGCGGGACAGATCCCATGCCAGCCTTTCTTCGGCGTTGTTGCTGAAGTCGGGGAGCAATGACCCTTCAACGGTATCGGAAAGCAGCGCTTGGGTCGGACAGACGAACTCCTCCATCACGCCCTCGCGGGCTTCCTTCATGTTCGCGAACGTCTTGCTCTCGCTTGGAAGGCCCAAAACCATCGCGTTCAAGCCGATCACAGAAAGAATCTTGTCAACCGGCCAGCGGCGCACCTTATCGAGCGCCATCTCTTCGACGGTCGAACCGAGCTTGCTTACCTCGATGGCGACGTTTGGCACCAACGGCTTGCCCCGGTTCATGTCCCGGCCCGCGTCGTGAATTCGCCGCTTCAGCTCGTCGGCCTGAGTTTCGTCGATGGTGTAATCGCCCTTTGGTGACACCATAAACGGGCTCACGCCGACATTGCGAAGCGTCCACCATGCGTAGGCGCTGGCTTCGTTGTCGGTAAGAATCTCTTCGCCGAGAGCTTCCATCTTCCGCAGTCCTCGCCCTGTCGATTCGGGGTCGATGCCGTCGCGGAAGTGAACGATATCCTTGGGCCTGTAATAGACTGGCCCGCCTTGGGTTTGGTACTCGTAGGCGGTCACGTAGTCCGAGCCCTCACGAATCACGCGCATTAGGTGATGAGGCAGATACCACAGTTCAGCGGGGCGCGTCGAATTCGATCGCACCTTCAGCCAATAGGCGTTATCGTCAAGGATCAGACTCGCAAGAGTCGCCTGCCACAAGAGCCGCCCCGAGTATCCCGGGTTGGGCCTGCGCAAGAGCTTTGTGAGCGGGTGGCTCTCTACCGCCGCTGAAATTCCATCCTTGCCAGGCACCTCGATGTAGCAACGCGCCTCGGGGAAGATGCGACCGACGTACTTGACCGCCGCCATAACGGTGCTGTTCTTCCACGTCGGACGAAACCGCGAGTCCCGTGCGATCTCAGGGAAGATGTTCGCGTAGGCCGATAGGTCGTAAGGATGTGCAACCGAAGTCGGCGCACTGGTTGTCATGGCCTTGACGCCCTCGAACACACAGTCAAAGAATCTAGCCATTCGTTATTCAGTCTTCGCCGGGGTCTTTGACTTGGCCGCGCCAACGATGGCCGCAAACAGAATCCAAGGCACGAACGCAATCAGCGAACCAAGGGAAACCCCCGCGATGACCGCGAACACGTACCAAAACAGATCGAGTGGTGTCATCAGTAAAACTTGAGTTCCGGCTTTGGTGGCGCATAAGCCAAATTCATGGCGTCCATGTCGTCCGGGCTTCGCTTGAGTCGCTTCTTGGTTTGGTCCTTGGGCTCCACGACTCGCCGCCCTTGGCTGTCGAGCTTCCATGTCGGGGCCATTGCCTGTTGCCTTAGCCTTGCGCGGGTGCGCTCGTCGAGCCGAGAGATATCAAGGTTTCCGTCCTTCGCCCGCTGAGAAACCGAGAACCAGAGTTCTGATCTTCGGTTCGGGTAGCCCTCTTTGTCGAATGCGACCGACGCACCCGAAACCGGCTGAAAATTGTAGTCGCCCTTCTGATCGGTGACGCCGCCTCCGACGCCATCGTCATCGATCTTCCAAAGCATCTTCGTGGGATCATCCGGGAAGAACTGCCGCGAGAGTTCTTTGAGCCGCCCGGCTGTCTGGCTTGTGCTCCAACCGTTGTGTGTTTCGTGGTGGAGGCTGCACGGGCCTTGCCGGACATGGATGGACGTGTCATCGTCACCGAACCGTGCCACGTCGCACCCGCCCTCGGGTTGTCCACTCGGGGCCTTTTCCTTTAGCGCCGACTGCCAAGCCGCGTCTGACCATACCGACGTTGCACCCTGAGTCGGCCACCGGCCGAGAACACGGGACTCGAATAGCGGGCCGGGTCTCCACCATTGCCCCTCAAAGAGGACATCGGTCCCGGTCTGGTCGCCTTCGGGTATCCGGTCGCACCACTGCTCAAGCCGTTCGCGCACCCATCCAAGTCTCACCGCCGCCGGGAACGGAGGGGGATTCCCTTCGAGTTCCGCCTTGATGTTCGGATGATCCAGCGCCGAAAGTACGACGGTATGCCATCGCCCGCTCATGTCCTCTTCGTAGGCCCTAGAGCTGGTGTCGGTAGGGTTGCCGATGGCGAGCCAATAGCACTCGTCGCCGGTCATCATGCCCTCGGCGGCATCCCAGAACGAGGAATCAACGCCGGTCGATTCATCGAACACGATCAGAACGCGCTCAGCGTGCCTACCCTGGAACGCCGTCGCGTCTCTGGCTGTGTATCCCGCCGCGAACCAGTCCGGGGCGAGTTCGATCCTCGGAGCCTTGGGCGATAACCCCGGCCTGCCTTTGCGCTGAACCCTGACCTCTTTCCAAAGAGTCTCGGTTACCTGGGCTTCTGTTGGGGCCGTTGTTAGCGCGATGCACGGGCCGAACGAGTCCACAAACCAATTGATGATGCCGCCCGCAACATGGGTCTTTCCAACCGAGTGAGACGCACGGACGAAAAGCCGCTTGTGCTCAAGCAATAGCCGCGCGAGTGCCGCCTGATCCGGGGTCCATTCCTGTACCAAGACTTCACGGGCATAACATTCGGGATCGCGTTGGAACCGCCGCCGCGCGAGTTCTTCATTCGCCGCCGCTTGCAATACGCTTGAGGTCATCGTCTGATAGGCCGGTGAGCATCGCAACGCCCAAAGGCTTGCCCGCGCTGGTTACGTCGGTCCTTGTTGGGCCATCCAGTCCGAGCAACTTCGCTTCGCGCTCCAACAACTTCACCATGCGGTCAATGGCCGCGTGCTGTCGGTCACTTTCAGGGTTGACGGCATCGGGCCTGATCGCGTCCTTCAGCGCTGTAAGCTCGCCCAGTTGCGACTCAATGTGCTCTTGGATGCTGGTCCTGGCTTCGCCGCGCCAGTCTTGGCGGACGGCATCAACGTCACGATGGGCTTGGGATTTCGAGACTCCGGTTCGGGTTGCGATTTCGGAGAGGCTGAGGCCTTCAAGCAGAAGGGCGGCGACTTCGACTCGCCTTGCAACAACCTTGGCGTCTTCGCCTGCTTTTCTGTGATTTGCGGGCAAATGGCCTCCCTAAAGTCTCACGGTCACGCCAAGCACGAGCCCGGGCCGGACGCTGCTCCACTCGAACCGATCACCCGCCAGACCACCCACGCCGACGGTTGCCCAGACATTGCGGGCGATGGGTGCCGAGAATGTCAGGGAACCACCTAGCCGCACGCCATCGGTAGGGCGAACCATGACACTCAGGTCAAGGTCGAGCCACGAGATGCCGAAGAGGTCATCTACACGGGCAAGAGGCACCAATGCGACGGGTTGAGAGTTGCCACGGGTGACGAACCACGCGCCCCCAAGTTCTTGGGCCGGGGTGACACTTGCCAGGATCAGGGACGAGAAGATGAGTAGTTTACGCATATCTGACGGTTCCGCTTGTAATTTCTGACGAATCTGATTATTCCGCTATATTTCTAGAATATCTGCGCTATAATTCAATCATGGAAACAAAACGAACTTCGACACCAGAGCCCGGCACCTACCAACTGTTCGCCGCTAGGTACATCAGCCGAACCGAGGGATTCGGAGAGTTCGAGCCAATCGGCGAAGCTCAGCGACGGTCGCACAAGCCGGTAGCCGAAGACCTGAAGCGGTCCCTCGCAAGCGGTTGGAACCCTGATCCAGTTGAACTGATTGACGACGGCAACGGCACCTACATCTATAAAAAAACCTGGGGCGGAGCCACTATGTACGAGTACCGCAAGGTTGGCCGGGCATGAGCGCCTTCGCTTGGAATGTTGAGATAACAGGCCGGGTCGAGGTCACCGTACAAAGGGAGCACTTCAAAGATGGGCGAGGAGTATGGGGCGCAACGCTGAGCATCGATGGAATGCCGCATACCGATTCCTCAGGCAATACCATCGAAGAGGCTTTGTACTATCTGGCAATCAACGCGGGTAACTCTATTGTTGACCTGTGGGCTGACCGAATCAAGCGCGACGAAGAATGACCGACAATCCCAAACAAACCAAAGGCGGGAAACGATCAGGGGCGGGCCGGAAACGGTCTAGCCCCGACGGGCTCTTGAGACGGTCCCGAACCTTCACGGTAACGGACACTGAGCACACATACCTGCGCGAAGCCCTTGAATACCTGCGGGCTAACTCAAGTGCCCAGGATCGGGATACGTCCCCGTCGGCTCAGCGCCGAACTTGACGATGAATCGCACGAGCCCGAAGGTAATCAGGCTCAGCGCGGCGAAAGCTAGGAATTGGGCCATTACTCCGTGAATCCTGCGCCTGCGCCAAGTCCAATCAGCCCGCCAAGGAACCAGCAGGGGACCGCAATCCCCCAATCGAACTTCGCGTTCGGGTCTTTCTTCTTGGCCCGGCGGTATGCGCCAATGTCAATCGCGGCTGCCGATGCAGTGCCGGTGATGATGGTGAGTAGGTATCGGTTCATTCAGGCTCCACGAGGACGCCATCGACGTACCATCGAATTTCACAATCTGAAGTGCTTGTCAGAATCCAGTCCATTTCGTTTACTCCCGTTCGATAAGCCTGTCTAGCTTGGAATCCATCTTTTCGATGGCCTTGAAAATCGTTCGGCCCTGTTCTTCGAGCATGACCACGCGGCGGTCTAAGGCCTCGTGCTTATCCCGCTGGCCATCAAAAGGGCGAAGGCCCGCCTCCACCTTTTCGTCAAGGTGTTTGATCTGGGCTTTGAGGGCGTCCACTGCGTTGTTAGTCCTGACCGCCCAAGCGATGGCCGCGAGAACTTGAGCCGCGAACAGGCCAGCCACAAGCATCAGCCATCCATCCGAAACAACGACATCGGCAAACCACATAAGCCTTCCTTAGTAAAGCCCCGGAACGCCGGAGCGAGTCCAATAAGTCAAGCCCAGGCGGTTCGCCATCGGCCTTGCGTCAAAGTCGAGAGGGTCATTCTTTCGCGGGTAGCTGATCTGCCGGTGAGTGGTCAGGAACCGAACAGATGGAAGCTGCTTTTTGATTTCGGCAATGAGGTCTTCACACGCCAAATGCTGGGCCAGCGTGTACGGGTCTTTGCCGTCGTTCAGGTTCGCGAAGCTGATCCCGACGCTGTAGCCGTTCACGCTTGGGCCGTTCGGGCCCTCCGACTTGCCTGCGTGGTAGGCCTCGGAGCCGATCGGGACGCATTTCGTGATAGCGCCGTCCTTGGCGATGATGAAGTGATAGCTCAGGCCGCGCTGAATGAGCGTGGACACTGCGCCTTGAACGCCTCTTCCAGCCGTCGCATGGAGCACGATGGTCGTACACGGCTTCTTTCGCGCTCGGTGTGCGAGCCAATGAATCAGCGGAATGATCGTCATAGGCTAGAAAATTGCCCCGGTTCTGTGATTGGAGAGAGGAGATTCCACCGGGGCTAGATCATCTTGTCGTTGCTTTGGCACCGGATTGACCGGGTCGTGTGTGGGTTTACTCAGCGGTTGCCCGCTGGCTCGTGTCGCCTCCGAAACGGGAATTCCCGTTTTGGGCTGAATCGTTTATCGGTCCGGCTCGTTCATCGCGTGGACAATGGCGCGGAAAATGAAGTCCTTCGCCTGCTGCTCTTTCGGCAATTCCGCGAACGGGACCAAGCAAGGGTGCGTCTTTGCTTCGGCGTCCTTGACTTCGCCGTACACCCAACCGTCTGCGATCTTATGAGCCATCCACGCTTCGTGTGATGCTTCTGGACCGTGGACTTCCCCGTTCAAATGGAACTCGACACCCTTGATGGCCGACTCTTGTTGCCACTCAGGGGCTTGAGCCCAAGGCTGTTGCGAGGTGTCACCAAGTGCCTCGCAGTATGCGCGGTTGGCTTCATGGCAAACGAATGCGATTTCGCTAATAGTTGCTTTCATGATCGTTCAAAGTCGAAGGGCGGACGAATCCGCCCGATGGCCGCTGACCTCGGACAGTTTGAGGGGGTGTAGAGGGTCCGGCCAATTCTTGCCCCAGGGCGCGAAGGTCACCGCGCAGTCGAAGCCGTCGGGCTAGTTGCCGCGCTCGCTCCGCGCTCTGGGTGTGTTTTTGCAAACCCCTCGAATTCGTGGGGTTTAGCCCCGTCTGGTCTAGCGGGCCGGTGGGTAAGGTCGGCCACGGGGATTGTTAGGAGTGATATGCTCGACAGGCCCCCAGTGAAAAGGCCCGGGACCGCGCGAAGCGATTCCGAGCCCTTGAAATTCTGGAGATGGAGAGCCAACTTGCCCCTCCCGCAAATAAGACTACCAAACCAGGCCGAAAAGTTGCAAGACCTGCGCGAAATTTTCACCAAACCCTCCCAAACGAGTCCGTCATGCCCTTCGGCGGGGCCAGCACGTCGGACCTGACGCGAACGCAGGAAACGAGATCCGTTCGACTCCGGCCGCGGTACGGGTTGACCTGGACCTCGCGGCGAAACTCAACCAAGAAAGCCCGGTAACGCCACCACGCCATGTCCTCAACGGCCACGAGCAACGTGTCCGAAGGCGGGTAAATCATCAGGTCGGTCCACTTGAGGCGGCGAAGTGCTTCGGGAACGGTTTCGCCTGCCTGAACGACGCGGAACTCGCGCAGCTTGCGGTCATCGACGATGCGCCAAACAATCACGGGTCGGGCCTTTTCATAGCACGGCAAAGCCGCCACGTAGCGATGAGCCTCAACTTCGTCGTCGCCGACTTCGCCATGCCGGGCCTGGGTCGGGTAGTCGAGCCGGAAGTCCTTCGTCGTGCCGATTTCGACCGCGCGCCACGCATCGAGGATGCGCTTTGCAGGCCACGGCGGGCGCTCGTCCTTGGGCGTGATGGTCATTCGAGCCGTCCCCCGTCCATGTGTGCCGGGTTCACACAGCCTCCCGAAACGTCAAAGTCCGGGCGTTCATCTCGACGGGGTGC